GCCGCGCCGCTGGTTCCAGTTCTGGAGGCCCGCATGGCAGTAGGCCGCCGCATCGCCCCGCCGTCCCCAGTGATGCAGGCCCTGCGCCAGCTGGAGGCGGAAGAAGCGCGCAAAGCCAAGCGCGCGAAGAAGGAGCCGGAACCGGCCGCGCCGGCAGCCGTGAAGAAGTCCAAGGCGAAAGGACGGAAGTGACCTGGGCCCGCCCATCCGACGCCGAGCGCCGCCGCGCGCGCGAACAGGAGAAGAACCGCAACATGCGGGCGCTGCTGGACCGCGTGCCGCTTGTTCGACGCGGCACCTACAGCGGCAGCACCAACGCGGCGGCGCCGAAGACAGAGCCCTACCGCGACGCCGTGCTTCTGGAAATGGCGCGCGGCCGCCCCTGCCTGCTGATGGTACCGGGCGCCTGCACCCACCGCCTGGACCAGACCGTCGCCTGCCATTCGAACTTGAGCATTCACGGCAAGGCCGGCTCCCGCAAGGCGGACGACTGCTACAGCTGCTGGGGGTGCGCCGCGTGCCATCGCTGGCTGGACCAGGGCAGGGCGGACGCGTTCCTGAAGGAGACGGCGTTCATGCAGGCGCACCTTTCCCAGGTCCTGGCCTGGCGCCAGATCGCCGCCGACCAGGGCGAGCCGGAGCGCTTCCGCCGTGCCGCGTGCCGGGCGCTGGAGCGGCTGGGCGCCACGCCGCTGGGAGTCGCCCGATGAAACGCCGCCCCGCGAACGCCAGCAGCTGGGCGACGGCCCTGTATTCCAGCCAGACCTACTCGGAGCAGAAGGCCGACGAGATCGTGAGCCTGGTGCGAATTGCGCTGCAGCGGATGCTGGACGGCACCGCCGAGCCGGTGCACTTCATGCGCTGCGGGTCGGCCGTGAACATGGCCGCCATTCGCGCGGAGCAGATCGGCGGGAACGGGGAGGCCATGGAAATCCTCATGGCCGCCGGCGAGGCGCTGAAGGAGGCCGAGGGCATCCAGGGGCGCCACGGGAAGTACGGCCTCACCGGGCTCGGCCGGCTGCGGCTCGCCACGGGCATCGAAGCCTACGAAGCCATCCTGCGCGCCAGCTCGCCGCGGCAGATGCACCTGGCCGAACAGGAGCTGCTGCGCCGCCTCGATCACATGCAAAGGAGAGCAGCGTGACCGCCGCGATCAAGAAGTACCTGCCGTGGCTGCTTTCGGCCGTGACGATCTACATGAACTGGCTCGCCGGCAGCAATGTGCCGTGGGCGTGGGCGGTCGGCCTGGCTGGGCAAGTCGGCTGGCTGGTGTGGATCGTCGCGGCGCGCAGCTGGGGGTTCCTGCCGATGAATATCGCCCTGTGGATCGTCTACGGGCGCAATCACCTGCTTTGGATGACGACAACTGGAGCGCAACCATGAGACGAAGCCGCCTGACGGACAACGACATCAACCTGGGCCCGATCACCATCGGCGAGCCTTCCAAGCACTGGCGCCCGATCGGGATCACCCTGGAATCGGGCGAAGAGGAATACCCGGGCTGCAGCCTGAAGCTGTACACCGGCTGGCGCACCATCCGGATCGCGCTGCCGCAGATCATCAAGCCGTGGCGCCGCTGGGTGGACTGCTCCCACTATCAGTGGGCCGACGGCCCGCACGCCGGTTACTGGGACGAGCACCGCCGGGAGTTCGGCTTCCGCCTCTCAGACGGCTTCCTGCAGGTGTTCCTGGGCCCGCAGACGCACGACAGCACGACGACGAAGAGCTGGTGCACGCACCTGCCCTGGACGCAATGGCGCCACGTCCGGCACAGCATGTACGGCCTGCAGGGCGAGCACTTCTGGACCGAGGTGACCGCGCAGCGGCGGAGCTGGGACGACTTCCATAAGGCTCGAGAGAGCTGCCCAACGGCGAATTTCCTCATTGAGGATTACGACGGCGCGCGCATCACCGCCAAGACCAGGATCGAGGAGCGCGAGTGGCGATTCGGAGAGAAGTGGTGCTCCTGGTTGTCGGTCTTCCGAAAGCCGCGCGTTACCCGCAGCCTGGACATCGACTTCTGCGCCGAGGTTGGGCTGGACAAAGGTTCGTGGAAGGGCGGCATGACTGGCCACGGCATCGACATGCTGCCCGGCGAGCTGCACGAGGCCGCCTTCCGCCGCTACTGCGAGCAGGAGGTCCGGTCCAAAAACGGCCGCAGCCGGATCACTTTCCTGGGCCTTGCATGACAAGACGTCCGCCCCCGGCGGGGCACGACAGCCGGGAAACCTGGAGAACGAGATGGACGGATCGGTAATGGCATGCGCCCCCTCGCTGCTGACGCGGCTGCGGTGGGCGTTGGGTTCATGGCCACGCACCGCGCGGTATGCCATGGCGCGGATGCTGCTGGGCGCCGTGGTGCGGCTGGCCGGCGACGGCAACCTGATGGCGCACGCTCGGCGCGAACTGCGCCATGGGCTGGAGAGTAAGGAAGACGGTCCAGACCGCTGGATGGCGCACGGCCTGCTGCAGCTGCTGGCCGTCTTCTCATTGCACGGCCACAGCGGATCCTCGGCACCGTACTGCGCGTCCGCGTTCGCTGACCTGGCGCGCTTTCAGCCGCTGGGCCCGCTGACCGGCGCCGACGACGAGTGGATCGACCATGGGTACTGCATGCAGAACAACCGCTGCAGCCATGTGTTCAAACAACCTGACCGGTTCAACGGCCAGGCGTACGACATCCAGGGGCGAGTGTTCCGGGAGCCGGACGGCTGCTGCTACACGAACAGCGACAGCCTCGTGCCGATCACGTTTCCCTACCGACCGAAGACCGAATACGTCGACGTGCCGAAGGCCGTCTACGAGCGCTGATCACCAACCACCGAAAGGACGAACCATGACGGAAGAAACCAACCAAGCCGCTGCCGCCGACGAGGCGCAGAACCCGCAGCCGACGCAGCCGCCCGACGCCACGATCGGCATCACCTGGAACGGCGCCAGTGGCTTCAGCATCGCCATCCAGCGCAACAGCGACCTGAATCAGCCGGCCGCGCACCTGGCGGACTGGCTGCACCGCAACCTGCAGGCGCTGTCCATGATGGCCGCGGTGGACTGGAACCTGAAGCAGGAGCACCACGAGCAGGTGCGCCAAATCCTGCAGGCCGCCGCAGGGCATGGCGATCAGGCGGCGGAAGACGCCGAGGAGAAGGAGCCCAAGCTGCAGCTGGTCAGCCCCTCCGGCGGCCTGGTGCAGTAACGCGGCGAACGGGACGGATGGAGTAAAGGAACCCCGGGCCGAGCACCGGGGTTCTCCCATAACGACATGAGGAAGGACGGGCATGTTGGCTGAGAGCACGAACGAAGAGCGCGCTGGAATCGAGGAGCGGTACACCAGCGCCACGAACACGAGCGACCTGACCGTCGACACCCGCCACCGCCGGCCCGTCGACGACATCATCGCCGCGGGCTGGTCGCGCTCCAGGATCGGCGCGGCGCTGCTGCGCCTGCACAGCGAATGGGACGGCAGCGAGAAGCCGCAGAAAGCCACGCCCGAGGCCCTGCAGGCGCTGGCCGAGAGCTTCCCCCGGGAGAAGGGCGGACTCGTCGCCTACCGGATGCGCGCCGACGCCGGCCGCGAGGTGACGAAGCTGCTGAAGCCCCTGGAGGCGGCGCAGCGTCAGGCGCAGGTCTGGCACCTGCACGAGCTCGGCCTGCTGTTCCAGAAGCTGAAGACGCTGCCGGAGGTGCGCCAGCAGCTGGTCCAGTGGTGCGGCCGCGTCGGGATGTCCGGTGGACCGCACAAGGTGGCGGAGGTGATCTCCTGGTGGCTGGACCCGACCTGCCATGTGTGCGACGGGCAGAAGTGGGAGCTGATCCCCGGCACGCGCAGCCACTCCAACCGCACCTGCAGGGCCTGCCACGGCTCCGGCGAGGCGTACCTGCCGCATGGCCAGGACGGCCGGAAGATGCTGCGGTTCATCAACGACTGCCTGCAGGCGGCGCGCGCGTCGATGCGCGGGCGGTTCAGGCACCAGCAGACGAAAGACTGATCATGAGCGGATGGACGCAACTCCCAGAGAAGCTTGTTCCGCAGGTGCTTCCGAAGGACATCGACGGCCCGCCCCTGCGCGTTGCCGGGTTCGTGCAGGTGCGGCTTTGCGGTCTCTTGTACCCAGAGGTGAACCCCAGGGACATCGGCCCTGGGGGTATAGAGGTGCGCTGGATCCGAGACCATGACGCGATCCTCGAGGAGCGTGTTCGCGTCGCCTACCGTGTCGCGCCGCGGACGGTGGACCGGTTCGGGCAGCCGAAGGAGCTGGCATGAAGGCAATCGACGTGATCGAGCGCACGCCAGAGCAGCTGCAGATCGAAGCAGAAGTTCGACGCATCTGCAGCGATATGGACTGGTGCGACACGGATGCTATCCGGCACGTGCGCAGCGCCGTGGCGTACGGCATGTTCATGCGGGACACCGAGCCGCTGCGCCAGATGCAGGCCAAGATGGTCGGCATGCACCTGCGGCCGCGTCCGGTCGTGCTCAACCCGAACGGAACGCTCGCCTTCGAGGATGTTCTGTTTCCTCCGGAAGTGCAGCAGGCGCTGAACGCGTGGGCCGAGGAGATGACGCGTGTCGCGTTGCGCTACGGCCTGGCGATCGGTGTTCATCCGGGAACCGGTTGCACAAAAAGTAATCACAGCAGATAATCACGGCCGAGCTCGCACACCTTGCTGAAGGTGTCGCCCTCAGCAAAATGGCACCGCCTACAGACGCCTGCCCGGGTTTCGTACCGGGATGGAGAACCTGATAGGAGAAGTGCCCCTGAATTTCCCGAAGCCCGCCACGTGCGGGCTTTTTCATTGGCGCGGAGGTGTCCCATGACCTACCTCACCCAGAGCCTGCGCAACGCCTACGACACGCGAGACCGGGACGCCCTGGAGCGCCTGCTCGTGAAGGTCGAGGCGCTGGAGAAGCGGCCAGCGCAGCCCCCCGTTCAACCCGAACCGAATCCCGTTGCCGGCCAGGACGCCGGCTGCAACCACAACACGGCGGTGTAGCTTCAGTTGGCAGAGCAGCGCAGCCGCGAGCCCGGTCCCTCCGTCCCGGGCTGGCGGGTGCGAAGGTCGCGGGTTCGATTTCCGCCACCGCCTTCCAGAATTCGGCGGAGACGCCGGCAGACCGAAACCGTGGGCATTGCAAGTCGCCTCTGCCCGCTTGCGCTGGTGCGCGAGTAGCACGGTCCATCGCCTGCCGCCCCGTTCCCGAGCGCGATCTTCCCTATCGCGCGGGCTTAGCTGACGGCCGCCGAACCCTTTGTCTCCTCGGGTCCCCTCCATCGGGTCCGATTCGCGCCCGGCTCACCCCGGGCGCTCCTTTCTCACGACGACCTGGAGCCTGACCAGGTGGGCCAGCCGGTTTGGCGGCCGGGCCGGCCCAGACCTTTCCCTGACTCGCTGAGGGCCGGGACATCAGGTGACTCAGCGAACGGCGCGCCCAGCAGGGCCAGCACAAGCCCTGTGACCAGTGCGGCCTGGGCGTCAACCCAGCACCGCCCCGATGGGCGCAACCCCCACACGAAAGGCCCACCATGGACCAACCCACCCCCACCAGCCAGCCCGTACCGGCCGAGACCCCGCAGGCCAACCCGAACCAGGTGATCCTGGAGAAGAAGCCGGACGGCACCTTCACCTGCAACGGCGCACTCGCCAAGACCATCGACGAGGTCCTGAACATGGCCCGCGAGAAGCTCACGGGCGACGACGGCGGCATGAGCGTGGAGGAGGCCTTCAAGGGCGGCTTCCGTGGCTCCGAGCTCCCGCCGGGGGATGTGGGGTACTGAGCATGGCCAAGGAGGGCCTGACGCCCAAGCAGGAGCGCTTCGTCCAGGAATACCTGGTCGACCTGAACGCGACTCAGGCAGCCATCCGGGCCGGCTACAGCCCGAAGACGGCGGAGCAACAGGGCTATCAACTGCTTCAGAAAACTTCAGTTTCGGCCGCAATCGCTTCAGGCAAGCAGGAACAGAAGGAGCGCCTGATCGAATCCGCAGATGATGTGGTGAAGGAGCTCCTGACCATCGCGACCGCCGATCCGCGCGAGCTGGTGGAGTTCCGGCGCCTCTGCTGCCGCTTCTGCTGGGGCAAGGACAACCGGTACCAGCGCACGAAAGGCGAGATGGAGCGCGACCTGGCCGGCTACGTCGCGAAGTGCGCGGATCTGGAGGAGAGGGGCAAGCCGATGCCGCCTCCGTTCGATGAACTGGGCGGCATCGGCTTCAACCCGAAGAAGGACCCGAACCCGCAATGCCCAGAGTGCTTCGGTGACGGGGTGGGCGAAACGTTCGTGCACGACACCCGCAAGCTGAGCCCGGCGGCGGCCCGCCTGTTTGCCGGCGTCAAGCAGACGAAGGAGGGACTGGAGGTCAAGATGCTGTCGCAGGACGGCGCGATCCAGAACCTGGGCCGGCACTTCGGCGCCTTCAACGACAAGCTGCAGCTGGACGCCACCGTGAAGGGCCAGGTGGCCTACCGCGCCAACATGCCGCCGCGCTCATGACCGAAGCCTTGGAGCAGCGGGTCATCGAGTACAACCCGAGCCCGACGCTGGTTCACTTTCACTCCAGCAACGCGCTGGTGCGTGGCATCCGCGGCCCTATCGGCTCCGGTAAGTCGGTGGGGTGCTGCTGGGAAATCTGGAGCAGGGCGCAGGAGCAGCGCCCGCACGACGGAGTGCGCCGCTCCCGCTGGGTGGCGACCCGGAACACATACGGCGAGCTCACGACCACGACGCTTCGCACCTGGCTGGACTGGTTCCCGGAGGAGCGCTTCGGCAAGGTGGTGTACGGCGCGCCCATCGAGCACGTGCTGCGGTGGGAAGCCGAGGACGGCACCATGGTGGAACTGGAGATGTGGTTCCTGGCCCTGGACCGGCCGGAGCACGTGAAGAAGCTGCTGTCGCTCGAGATCACCGGCGCCTGGATGAACGAGGCGCGCGAGCAGCCCAAGGCGATCCTGGACGGCCTGACGGGCCGGGTGGGGCGCTTCCCCAAGGCGCAGGACGGCGGCGCGAGCTGGTCCGGGGTGATCCTGGACACGAACCCGCCGGACGATGACCACTGGTGGTACGACCTGGCGGAGGTCCAGAGCCCGGACGGTTTCAAGTTCTTCTCCCAGCCACCCGGAGACAGCGAGGAGGCGGAGAACCTGGACTGGCTGCTGCAGACGCCGGAAACCCTGGCGCTGCCGGTGGGGCACCCGAAGCGCCGCGCCGCAGGCCGCCAGTACTACGAGCGCCTGAAGGCCGGCAAGACCTCGGAGTGGGTGAAGGTCTACGTGAAGGGCCAGTACGGCTCGGTGCATGACGGCAAGCCTGTGTACCCCGAGTGGAACGATTCGCTGCACGCCAAGGAGATCACCCCTCTGCAGGGCGTGCAGCTGCGCATCGGCCTGGACTTCGGCCTGACCCCGGCCGCGGTGATCACGCAGAACGACCCGCGGGGGCGCCTGCTGGTGATCGACGAGCTGTGCGGCGAGGACATGGGCATCCGGCAGTTCCTGGAGGACGTGCTGATTCCGCACCTGATGACGGTGTACCCGGACCACTGGGCCAAGAAGGACGAGCTGATCGTGTGCATCGGTGATCCTGCCGGCGCGCAGAAGGCGCAGACCGACGAGAAGTCCTGCTTCCAGGAGGTCAAGGCCAAGAAGCTGAAGATCCGGCCGGCCAAGTCGAATGCATGGCTGCCGCGCCGCGGTGGGGTGGTCTGGTACCTGTCGAAGCTGACCGGAGGCCGCCCGGCGTTCCTGCTGGACCCGTGCTGCACGGTCCTGCGCAAGGGCTTCAACGGCGGCTACAAGTACCGGCGCATCCAGGTGGTGGGCGAGGAGCGCTACACCGACGAGCCGATGAAGAACAAGTACAGCCACCCGCATGACGCGCTGCAGTACGTGGCGATGGAGTCCGGCGGGAAGCAGGCGATTCCCGAGCGCAGCCCGCGCCAGCAAGTCACCGAGTTCGAACCGCACGACCCCGAGGTCGGCTACTAACCCCCCCGAATCCCCCTGCAGCCCGCCGCACGCGGGCTTTTCGCATTGGAGACCACATGGCCCAAACCAACACCCTGCCGGACGGACGCAACGACAAGCCGTACTTGCGGTTCTCGGCCAATGCGGCCGTCAGCGTGGCCGCCGCCGGCAACACCACCATCCTGCAGCTGCGGGTGGACGGGATGGAGCGCCTGTTCGTGCAGTTCGACGTGGCCACGAACAACCTGGACGCGTTCCTGATCAAGGCGAAGGCACACCCGGACGCGACGGCGGTGACCCTGTACTCCACCGCGACGGATTTCACCGCGCCGGCCGGCTTGCTGGTGGGCGCCAGCGGCGACCTGACTGCGGTGGCCGCGGCCGGCACCGGCTGGTTCGTGATGGACGTGCGCGGCCTGCACGAGGTGACAGTCCAGGCCAGCGCCTCCGGCGGCGCGGCTGCGGTCACGGTCTACGCGGGAGGTCAGTAATGGCGAACTGGCGCCGCTACGGGCTGCCCTACCTGGGCAGCTTCACCTTCGCCCAGATGAAGGCCCTCACGGGCATGTCCGAGGGCGACGTCGTCAAGGTGACGAACTACGGCAGGGGCGGCTCGCTCTGGCGGTACTCGGCCAGCCTGACGGACTGGTTCCCGATGTCACCCACCAAGGTGTACGAGAAAACCGCGACCACCGATGGCGTTACGCAGCTGGCCGACCAGTTGCTGCTGGCTATTCCGACTGAGGCTGGACTGCTCGCGAACAAGGTGTGGCGCCTGACAGTGTCTTTCGGCAAGGACGGCACCACGGACGCTGCTGGCACCTTCTCCATGCGCATGGGAACGGCTGGCACCATTGCCGATACCGCCGTGTGGCAAGCGAGCTCAGCCCTTTCTGCTGCGAACCGCTGCGTCGGCTACGACTCCTGGAACCGCATGGCCAGCGCCACCAGCGTCGAAAAGCTCGGTGGCAGTGCGAGCGCTGCTTGGTCTGGTGGTACTTCGGGCTCCACATTGAATGCGGCCACAACGGTGGCCAACGTGGCTACGCAGGCCACCTACGTCAGCCTGACCACGACGATGGGCGGCACCACGAATAAGCCACAGCTTGGCTACGTGGCCCTGGAAATTCAGCCCTGATCATGGAGCAGCCAATCCAGATGCCCCCGGCACAGGAATGGGCGGGCGAAGCCATGCCCGAAGAATCGCCTGAGCGCAAGGCGCACCGCCTGGGCATCGTCGAGGCCTTCGCCGCCCAGATCAAGGAGAAGCGCAAGGCCGCGATCGAGGGCCGCCGCCAGTCCGGGATCGAGGACATCTGGGCGGAGGACGAGGAGCACTACGAAGGCATCGACGACGCCAACCGCAACTCCACCAAGATGGTGAAGGGCAAGTCCATGACGGACGGCCCGCGGGAGACGAAGGAGCTGAGCAACACCCGCTCCACGGTGTTCCTGAAGATCACGCGCCCCTACGTGGATGCGGCTGCGGCCCGGGTCTCGGACATGCTGCTGCCCACTGACGACCGGAACTTCGCGCTGCGGCCCACGCCGATGCCGGAGCTCACGGCCATGCTGGAGGACAAGACGCCGGTTCCGGGCCCGGACGCCGGCCTGCCGCAGCCCGCGGCCCCAGCTGCCGCCCAGCCCCCGCAGGGGATGCTGTCCGGCCTGCGCACCCGCATCGCCGGCATCTTCGGCGCCGGCCAGGGCGTGCAGCCCGCCGTGCCTGCGCAGCAGCCGGTCACGGTGGCCGACCAGGCGAACGCAGTCATCGAGAAGGCCAAGAAAGCCGCCGACCGCGCGCAGCAAGAGATCGATGACTGGCTGACCGAAGCCCGCTACCACGCCGAGGTGCGCCAGGTCATCGAGGGTTCGGCCAAGGTCGGTACCGGGATCCTGAAGGGTCCGATCCCGCAGAAGACCCGCAAGCGCGCCGCCCGCCAGCTGGAAGACGGTTCCTGGACGGTGGAGATCCAGCGCAAGCTGAAGCCGCAGTCGCGATACGTGTCGCACTGGAACTTCTACCCGGACCCGAACTGCGGCACCAACATCCACAACGGGACCTTCACCTTCGAGTGCGACGACATCGTGGCCAAGGGGCTGCGTGAGCTGAAGGGCACTCCGGGCTACATCCCCGAGATGATCGACCTGGTGCTGGAGGAAGGCCCCTGCAGCCCGGTCGACGGCACCCGTAAGCTGAAGGAAGGCGAGAAGGTCACCGACAAGGACCTGTTCCAGATCTGGTACTTCCACGGCGAGGTGACCCGGGATGAGATGGAGGCCGCCGGCTGCAAGTGCGACGGCAAGCGCGAGACCTACCCGGCGCTGGTGACCATGGTCAACGACCGCGTCATCAAGGTGACGCTGTCCCCGTTGGACTCGGGCGACTTCCCGTACGACGTGATGGTCTGGCAGGCCCGCACCGACCACTGGGCCGGCGTCGGCGTGGCGCGCCAGATGCGCGAGTGCCAGAAGGGCGCCAATGCGGCGGTGCGCAACCTGATGGACAACGCGGGCCTGTCGGCTGGCCCGCAGATCATCATCGACCGCAACAAGCTGGTGCCGGCCAACCAGCGCTGGGAGCTCACCCCGCGCAAGGTCTGGTACACCAAGCAAGACGAGGAGATGGACGACGTCCGGAAGGTGTTCTGGATCGTCAACATCGAGACGCGCCAGGCGGAGCTGATGAACATCCTGCAGTTCTGGCTGCGGGAAGCCGAGGAGGTCACCGGGCTGCCCATGCTGCTGCAGGGCCAGATGGGCGTGGCGAGCCAGACCGACAAGGTCGGCATCGCCAACATCATGAACAACAACGGTTCCACGGTGCTGCGGCGCATCGCCCGGAACTTCGATGACCGCATCACCGAGCCGCACATCGGGCGCTACTACGAGTGGCTGCTGATCTACGGCTCGGACGACGCCAAGGGTGACTTCACCATCGACGCGCGTGGCTCCTCCGCCCTGGTGGAGCGCGAGCTGCAGGCGCAGCAGCTGCTCCAGATCGTGAGCCTGGCTCTGAACCCGGCATACGCCCTGGACCCCGAGCAGGTGATGCGCGAGTTCCTGAAGTCCCTGCGGTTCGACCCGAAGGCGCTTGAGCTCACCGAAGAGAAGAAGCAGGAGATGGCGCAGCGGCAGCCTCCGGAGGATCCGCGCGTCACGGCCGCCAAGATCATGGCTCAGGCCGCAAAGGAGCGGAACGATGACACGCTGGTGTCCAAGGCGCAGCTGGAGAAGATGCGGCAGGACCACGAGGCTGGCATCGCCGCGCAGGAGCGCAACCTGAAGGAGGCCCTGGCCGGCATCGACTTCCGTCTCGGCATGGCGGGAATCAGCAGCGACGAGCGCCAGAACCTCGAGGTGGTCAAGGCGCGGCTGGCCGACACCAGCATGAAGCTGATCACGCAGAAGGACCTCTTTGTCGGCGGCGCTGCGCTGTCGGAGCACCAGCGCAAGAACCCAGCGCCCCAGGTGGCGCAGCCCGGTGCCGAGCCGCCGCAGCGCGCGCCGGCCGGTGAGGCCTTCGTGCAGTAGCCCCAATGAGCGACACCACGACCGAGCAGCCGGAGTTCCGGCTGGACCGCATCGACCTGACGTCGCAGACCTGGTCGAAGCTGAAGAAACACCTGCAGGCCGCGCGCGAGACGCTGCGTACGCGCCTGGAGGCCCCCAATCTTGATCCCGTGCAGACCGCCTTGCTCCGCGGCGAGCTGCGCCGTATCCGAGTTCTGCTGGCTCTGGACTCTCCGGACCCGGCGATGGTGGCGGACGAGGGACTGGGCGAGTAGCTCGGTTTCGCCTTCGCTGTGTGAACCCGCTTCGGCGGGTTTTTGCTTTTGGAGCCCCACTCAATGACCACGGAAACGGAGAGCGAGAAGACCGACACCCAGCAGGATCAGGCCGACGCCGAAGCAGCGTTCAACGCCGGCTTCGAAGGCAAGGACATTCCCCCGGCGACCAAGCCGACGGAAAAGGCCGAGCCCGAGAAGAAGGAAGCGACCGCCGCGGCAGACGCCGCCACGCAGGCCACCGAAGCCGCAGCTGCAGCCACGCCCGCCGCGCAAGCGACGGAGAAGCAGCAGCCTGCCGGCACCGAGCAGCAGACCCAGGCCACCGCAGCCCCTGCCGCCGCCAGCACGAAGGAAGCCGCGCCCACCCCGGCGCCGAGTCCCAAGGCTGACGACGCGGCGGAATGGAAGGCGGAGGCCCGCAAGCTGTACGGCCGTCTCGGGCAACTGACCGACGAAATCAAGCAGCTGAGAACCAGCAAGGAGGCCGAGGGGAAACCCGCCGCCGCCACGCCGGTGGAACTGGCTCGCTTGAAGGCGGAGTACCCGGACCTGGCCGAAGTGCTCACCGAGGACCTAGCAAAGACTCTCGGCGGGCTGGCGGCCAAGGGCAGCGATCCCAAGCAGGTTGAAGACCTCGTGAACCAGCGCGTCGAGGCGCGTGCCGCGCAGTTGGCGGCCGAAATGCGCGATGCGGCGGTGACGGATGCGCATCCGAACTGGAAGCAGGACCTGTTCACGCAGGACCTGGCGACCGGACAGAAGACACCCACAGCGGACTACCTCGCCTGGCGCAAGACGCTCAGCGAGGACGAAGCACGGGCCTTCGAGACGAGCACGAATCCGTACCAGGTGATCCGACGCCTGAACGCCTTCTACGAGTGGAAGACCAAGGCGGCCGAAACCGCGGCGGCGGCGACCAAGGCGCAAGCGGAGAAGAAGCAACGGCTCGAGCAGGCAGTGACGCCCCAGGGCGTGCCGCGGGCCAGTCCCCCAACGATGTCCGACGACGAAGCCATGCGAAAGGGCTTCGAAGAAGGATTCAACTCCTAGGAGTTACGCGATGAAGAAGTTCATTTCCCCCCACGCCATGCTGATGCTGGCGCTCGGCCTGTTCCTCGCGGTCGCGAGCAACGCAGGTCTCCTGCCCCCGGACGTGCTCAGCTCGATCGGGATGGCGGCGATGGCCGGCACCATGGCCACCTACACCAGCCCCGCGCAGCGGATCGGCCGAATCAAGGGCCAGATCCTCAAGCACGCCGTGCACCGCGCGACGCTGGAGATCTCCGGCGAGGTGTACCGCCAGCCGGTGAAGCAGGGTGACACGGTGGTGTTCCGCCAGGTGGTGCCCTTCGGCGCCACGGCGGCTGCCCCCAACACCTTCAGCACCACGGCCGCGGCGCACCTGATCCAGGAAGGCGTCACGCCGGCCGTGGAGAGCATCACCATCCTGGACACCTCGGTGCAGGTGCAGAAGTACGGCGCGCTGTACGGCTACACCGAGCGCCAGGCGTCCCTGGGCGAGGACGACGTCCCCGCTTGGATGGAGGAGCAGCTGGGCGAGCGCCTGGGCCTGGTGCGTGAGCTGGTCTACATCGGCGCGCTGCAGGGCGGCACCAACAAGTTCTACTCGGGCGGCACCTCGCGTGCGACGACCGACGAGCCGGTGACGCAGAACCTGATCGACCGGGTTACCCGCTCGCTGGACCAGAACCACGCCAAGTACCTGCGCGACTACCTCGCGCCGTCGCCGAACTACGCGACCAACGCGATTCAGGCGGCGTACATCGCGTTCA